GCCTCTACCAATTGCGCTTTCAGACCGTCGACCAGTTCGACCCGAAGGTGCGTGCGGCCTTCCAAGGCGCCAGTTGCAAATGCGCGACTTCCATCTACAGCACCACCCACTGCCAGTCTGGGAATCGAAGCATTGTTGTTCATGGCCTCTAGTAAATGGCGATAGCGTGCCGTGGCGCGGGCGTTCATCATGAACTCACCAGAGCTACCCCACATCAGAACTTTGTCGTCGGCTCCCCCGCCGGGCCCGTAAATCTTGCCGCCACCTCTTGGGGCAGGAATACCACCGCCAGAGGCCAAGGCTGGGATCTCCCCACCCCCCGAGAAGCTAAACAGCGGCGTAGTCCAACCAAAGAGCTTGGCCAGAGGGCCTTCACCGAGGATCGCCGCCTGGAGCGCAGCCTGGGCTAGTGCACGAGCAATATTCCCCAGAACATCTTCCAGGCTTGCGCCTTGCAGCAGCAGGCCATCAAAGGAGTCGTAGAGCGTCTGATTGAAGAAGTCCTGTCGCTCTTGCAAACCTTCCATCGCCTCTTGCTCGGAGATCCGTTTGGAGATTAGTGCCTGCACAGCCGCGCGTTCGGCATCGGTGGCCCCAGCCAGGGCCTCGCGATTGCGGATCATTTCCTTTTGCACGGGGTCGGTTTCGCGCATCAGGTCGAGTTCAAGCTGCTGACTGCTAATCAGGCTAGAAACCGCATCAGCAGAGGCCTTGCTCGCCTTGGCCCCGGACTTCTGAGTACGAATGAGCCCCAGGCGAGCTTGGTTATTCCGCGCGATCTGCTCCATGTTGCGCGCGTATGCCTCGGCTTCAGCATCTAGGGCCGCCAACTCCATCCCTTCGGCGCCATCACGGCGCACACCCTGCCTGGCTATCATCCGCGCGCGCGCCAACGCCCCCGCCTCACCAACAGGATCACCTGTGAATTGCAGGCGAATTTCACTTTCCCTCAAGGATGATAGGCCCTGCGAGGCAAGCGCTTGTGCAGCCCCAAGTGCCCGTGTGATTTCATCCGCCACTCGGCGCGCTTCATTTGCAGCCGCGCTGATCCCCGACACCATGTTGACGCCCACGAACTTCATTTTTGCATCGTAGGCAGCGATCATTTCGGCCTTTAACTCGGCCGATACATTCAAATTGAGAATCTGCTCTTCTTTGGCGCGTCGTTCCGCCTGTTGACGCAATTGAGCGACGCGCGCGCTGCCAGCGCCGTAGCGGACTATAGCCTCTTGGATGGCGGCCTGCTCTTGCAGGTCAACCAAAGTGCTCCGCGCAGACTTATTCTCCTTCAGGCGTTCCTGGATGTAGTCGGCGGCACTGACCTTCAGCTCCTGCCAAAGCTTGTTGAGCGCCTTCATGTTCTCGTTGGGAGCCGCGCCTACTTGATCAACCTTCGCGCCAATCAGGATCAGATCACGGATCGTCGCGGCCAGGCTATTGTAGAACTCTCCCTGACTGGAGTTCAGATTGTCCAAACCGCCGGCAGTGTCTAGTAACTGCTGCCGCAGATCGAGTGCGGCTTTAAGCTTAACAGCGGGTTCTTCGCTCCGACTCAAAAGTTCCAGGTTCCTGGCGAATTCAGCCCCAGCCGCTCTGGCCGAAGAAGACAACGAACCAAGTCCCAGAAAATCTTGCGCCGCTGATTGCGAGGATCGCTCGTCAAAAAATGAAAGATCAAGGACCAGATCTCGCACCCCATTTGCTTGAGATGCCAGGCTGCGATAGAGGTCAATCTTCTGCAGCGCAGTCATGTCGGCCAGAATTGTCTTGAGCATCGGGTCAGTGGTCCCGAATTTCTCAAGCATATCGACGGCGCCCATGCTAACGGATTTCTGTGCTTCCTCGAATTGCTTGAGCGCGTCTTTCGTCGCCGCTAAACGGTCCTCGAAACTCGCAGCTTCCTCACCAGCATCGGTCAGCCAATTCACGATAGCAGCGCCCGCTGCCAAGGACCCGATTGTGACCAAGTTGATCGGGTTAAGCATCCCAACAAAGGCCGTCCCAAGAGATTTTACAGCCCCAGCCGCCCCCATCGGGCCGATCACCTGGGTGATTTGCGTCCCCTGCTGAACAGCGAGTTGCAGCGGATTTTGACCCGCCATCATCATCACGCCGACATCGTTAAACTGGGCGATCAGATTGCCGGTGGCCCCAGCGGCCCTGCGGTTCGATTTCTCCAACAACTTGGCATCTCGGGCTGCTTTTCTCTTTGCTGCGCCGAGGCTGTTGATCTTGTCGTCAGCCTGATCTGCGGCCCGGCCCAATCCTTTCACGCCAGCCCCGGCAGATCCGCTTTTCTTGCCAAGTGCCTCCGCGTCGGCAGCAGCCTCTTTGGTCGCAGCTCCCACTTTGCGCACTTCCGCAGCGGCGACATCGCCGTCTGCAGTCAGAAGAAGGGAGACTTGAAAGGCCATTTAATCCTCGTTCAATGCGGCGACTGCAGCAAGTTCGATAATCTGCAAATCGTTCCAGCTTCTGGGGCTCAATTCGATGCCTGCGCGCCGCAACCCCACATCGACAGCTGGATAGTCAAGGCCAAGAACAACCACCGGACTCAGATCTCCTCCGCGTGTGCGCCATTGAGTTTGTACGCTCAAAAATGCCTCGACAGCGGGCAGGTGTTCGGCCCATACGCCGACGTCATCAGGCGTCTTGGGCAACTCCGGTAGACTGATTCCCCAATAATCTGCCTCTACACTCAGATCGGGCCGGGCCGCTTGAGACTTGATCAGCGTTCCATCTGCCCAAGCGCGCCCGACCCATGTCAGTTTCCCGGTCGGAGCGTCGCGACTGTGTCCAGATAAGTGCCCAGGACGGCTAGGCGCACATAGGCGCGTCCAAGCATCCGATCACGCAACGCTGTATCCCACGGCATAGGGGTATCATCGTCGCCAACCAGATCATCCGCACCGATCCAACATTTGCGCAAAAGCTCTTTGGTCTTTTCGACCTCACCCATGGTGACTGCGGCATACTCGTCTTCTTCAATGACCTGAAAATGGCCGTTGAAGGTCGCCTCGTTATAGCCATCGCCCTTGGGGACTTTGACCGTAACCATGCGAGAAAACTTCGGGGTTTCAATTACGTTAAACATGGAGGCCTCGTCAGGTTAGGGTCAGTGTGAACTGGTCATTGCCAGCATTGGGGCGCGGCAACAGGCGCAGCGGCCATTCTTTGATATTTTGGGCATTCTCTAGCCCTTGAACGCGCTGCATCTGCGCCTTCGGCACTCCAAGAGTGGCGATCCGCCCGGCCCCTGTGCCGTGTGTCAGAACGATCGGCACCTGCGCCGCGCCCACCGCCATCTGGAACGGATCGAAGGCGCTGATAGGCTGCGCCACAACTTTGGTCTCGATACTTTCGCGCTGCTCGGTGATCAGCACCGACTCGTCACCGATCAAGAAACGCGGCTCCACCTTGTTGCCGAAATCCAACGAAAAACTGCGCATCACGAAGGACGTTCCGTCGATCGTAAAGACGGGCGTATTGGTATTCGAGGCCACGCGCGGGTCCTTGAAACCAGTCAAGGTTGCCGTGGGTCGAGTGGACTCTTCTGGCTTGGTCCATAGCCCGGTGAATTCATATTTCAGGTAAGGGATACCCGAAGCATTGACTTCGATCTTGCAATTCCCGCGCGCGCCGCGAATGGCATAAAGCGTATTGCCAATCAGAAAATAGATCGTGCCCGACTCCCGGTTCGAAGAGATCTTGTTGTAGGTGACCGAGGTCGCAGCGACGATGGTTTCGGCGCAAGAGGACATGCGCAACAACTTGCCCCAACCCGGCGCAGTGCCAGCAGTGCCAGAGGGTTCCAGCTCAACGTCAAAACTGATCTTGGTGTGCAGATCGGTCGGAATGGTGCCGGGGTTGCCGTCCCAGGGCAGCTCCAGATCACGGTCGACATCATTGCCTTCCATCGGCAACAAGCGGATATCCTTAGCCAGGACAGCATCCGTTCCAGCCGGGCTGGGGTCCACGCCATAGGTAGCCTCCAATTTGACCGTCAGAATTTTCTTGCGCCAGTAGATTGGTTCAAGCATCGGTCACGTCCTTTTTGGGTTTCTCTGCTGGAGCAGGTTGAGACTCTTCAACCTTCTTCAGCTTGTTACGGCCATCGACGGTGTAGCTGCCGCCTTTGCTGGGCAGCGGCGGGGATTTGGTTTTCTGGGTCACGATGCGATCCTCAGCTGGTTCATGATGGAAAAATCGAGTTGGTAGATCAGCCGACCGTCCGTGACGTTCAGGACCGCCCCACGAGTCAATTGGAATACGCCAACCGTGTCTCCGGGCGTCCAACCGGCTATGGCCTGGATCACGTCAAACAGAAACGGCCGCAGATGTGCTAGTGCGCGGCTAGCACGGGCACTGGTCGCGCCAAAAAACAGCACCACGCTAATGGCTTCTGCATAGTCCTGAATGAACAGTCCCGCGGCAGCTTGCGGCTGACGGCCCATCATAGCTGCGGGCAGAACATAGGCAGCAGGCATAGCCTGTGGGCCTGCGCTGCTTTTCATCATTGCTGTGAACTTGGCGGCGTCATTCACGCGCCCCGAGAGTGCAGGGATTTGCGTTTCCAACCGGTTTTGAACAGCCTCCAGCATCAGATGAAGCCTTTCAAATTTTCAGCCGTCATGGGGCGCTCTCGGTCAGTAACAACAGCACTGCCTCCACCGTTGCCGGTAGGCTCAATCCCCGCGACCGACAGGCGGATCACGCCCTTACTGATCGCCTCCAAGGATCGGATCGCAGCTTTGTAATCGGCATCGATCTTGGGGTTTGGCTCATAAACGTGCAGGTTCCAGGCGGTGATCACCTGAGCCAGAGAGGCAACCAGGCCTGGAACATCAGCAAGCGGCAATACATAGCGCGCGGCCAGGTAGCCATCGATCAGCGCGTCGGCATCCGTCAGCGCGCGGTTCACCACGCTCACGTCGACCTCACCAGTCGCCACCTCTGCCCGATCGGTGAGGTCGATCAACAGGCTCTCTCCGTAGCGTTCGGTCAGGTCTGCAAGCGTGGTGTAGGACATTGATGTTGCTCCGGGGGATCAGTGGTCCTGGCGGCGGACTACGCCGCCGCCAGGCAGGCCCTGTTGTCAGAGCAAGCGCACTCAAGTGGGAGGAGCGGCGCGTCAGTCGGGGGTGTCGTTGATCCGCTGAGTCACCAGGTTGGGCTCAGCCTCCAACGCGGCCAAGGCCTTCTCGTTCAGATCCGCCAGCGGGATATCCACCGCCTCAGCGGTGAAGGTGCGCTCAGCGCGGCGGAAACCCTTTTTGGGGCCGGTTACGCGCAGGACGGGCACCTTGGCCGACGCCTTTTTGATCTTCTCAGCCAGCTTTTCGTCACCGATATTGGGTTGAAAAGTCAGCTCCAGCTCTTTGGCCTTGGCTTCCAGTGCTTCACGTTCGGGGGTCTTGTTGCTCATTGCTCAGTCCTCCTTACGCCAGCCAGGGCACGACGAGCAGTTCGGCAGTGCCTTTCCATTCGTTGGTTTCGCCGCCGGCACCGTTTTCGGAGTTCAGCAGCTTACGACCGGCGCTTTCCAGGCTGGGCGGGACCACCAGCAGGTTGGGCTTCAGGCCCAGGGGGCGGCCGTAGTCGCCCTTCATGCTGGTCAAGGCCGAGCGGGCGATCCCGTAAT